CGCTCCAATGTGGGTAGGTATGAACATACTGTTGGCGATTCCGGGGAAAGCCATATAATTCCAGCCGTTTTTGAGGTAGAAATTGGATTGGTTGATAATTTTAAGATTGGAGACAATAGCTTTGACCATGTTGAAGGAAATTCTAGGAGCGCAATTTTTATTACAGACAATAAAATCTGGGTATCTGAATGAAATAAGATCAGGTTGGAATTTATCATAAAAAAGATTTTTTACTTTAACGGGTAGATAGTTTGGAGGCAATGTATTCAAATCAAGAGCGACTTCTTCCATATAAGCATGTCTCGTTTTAAATAGAGAATAATCAATACCCTGAATCGGAATAATTACAAGTATTTTATCCAAATCATTTAAAATATAATTGTCTAATATTTCACTTGGATAAAGATCAGTGAAAAACATTCCATCAATCTCACCCAATATTAATTTTTTGAATGATGTCTGTATATCATAATTAGTTACTTTTTTTGGATTTATTTTAGAAGTCAGATATAAATTCTCCAAAATATCCAATCCCAAGTAATTTTCATCTGTTTCTGGCTCACCAGTATTAACTATTTTTCCATCTAATTCCTGAAGTGAAGAAATCTGCGTCATTTTGGATGTGATGAAAAACAAATAACGATAATTACTCACAATAATTATGTTTATTTTTTCCATCAAATCCATGTTTGAGCTAATTGTTTCTATTAAAACAGGAGAACTCACTACAGCAAGTGTATTTACATCATCATTTACTTTTTTAAGAAGCTCAGTTGATCGTCGTGAATATTTCATTTCTAGTTTTTTAACTTGCATGCTCTTGAGAACGTTTGCAAAAAGAAATCTGTAATAATTATTGACTAATCTGTAATTTAGTTTATTCAATATGAAAACATTTAACTTTTCAATATACTCATATTCTAAATAATTATATTCCAAATTGGAAGTAATATATTTAGGAGTACCTTTTGTCAATTCATAAGTACCTTTGTTCCAGAACGGTAAATACCAAGTAATAAATTTTTCTTCGATATTCCTGTTAAAATATATGAATAGTAGGGTTAAAATAAGAATAATTAATAATTTGTAAACATTCATATAATATTACTTATAATAAATTTTCAATATAATGTTTAGATACGAAAAAAAATATAAGTAATAATTAAATTAAATGAATGGATTTATTTTTTTAGATATTAACAAGCCAGTCCAAAGTGCGATATTTATTTATCTTATATGTGTTTTAATTTATCTAATATTTTTCCAGAAAAAGTATGAAGAACAAATAAAAGACAAAAAATATATGCTTCCGGTAATTGTTATCACGCTTAGTATTGTGATTTATTATGTTCTTAAATTAGTTCAATTTTATTTTACTTAATCACGTTACAAAAAAATTTTTTTATTCTACAATAATAAAAGAATGTCAAAAGATATTAAAGAAATTAAAATAGTTAAGCTACTTCCACAAGGATTTACTCCAGTTACCCCTGATCAAACCACTACAGATGATGATAGTGCAAAAACAGTTGAAAGTTATATTAGTGAAACAGATGATGAACTTCGTGAAGAAAAAAAACCGATTGATCTCGTTCATCTTAATACACCAGCAAATGTTACTGTAACTAAAGAAGCTAACAATGAGCAAAATGGAGGAAAAGGAGAAACTATTGGTGCGGATAATTATTTACAAATGAAGAAAGATGATGATGATGTTAGTACTAGTTCAAAATATTCAGAGAAGGATGTAAATGTAGATGGTGATGAGTTAAAAGTAACTGAGGAGTTTGATAAAAAGCCAGATATAATTACCCCTGAATCGCCTGAATTTACCTCAATGGTTTCTCGACCAACAGTTATTCCTCAAAAAAAGGAAGAACCAAAGGAAAGAAATGATTATTACAGCGATGAAGAGGAAGATATTATTGATATGACTGATAACAAACTATATGAAGTATTGGCTATGGTTTTAGAAGACGGCGAGGGTGATAATGTCAGCGAAAATCTTCTCAAAATAAATAATAATCTTGAAAAACACAATGAAATTCTTACAAAATTATTGCAAGAATATGCTGAAATTAATCGTGAAAGGAATAAAGAACGTCGTCATTTTGAACAGATGGCAATGGCCATTAACAATCAGAATTTGTTATTAATGAAATTATTAGATGTTTTTGAAAATGGAAATAGTGATCGTAAAAATAATAGAAAAGAAGACGGTAATGATCTTTTGGAGAAATATTCTTCGAGAATGTTTTCAAAAGGCGGAAGCGATGGAAAAAAATCCAGACCAGAACCTAAGAAAGAAGAAGAAGCGAATCTTAAAACAATCAGAATGACTAACCGTCTATAAATTATTCATCATTGTCACTCACATAATCAGATTCTGATCCATCTTTAGATTCTTTTGGCTTAGTACTTTGAGTTTCTTGCTTCATGGCGCGCAGTTTTTCACGCCGTTTCTGATTCTTTTTACGATTCTTTTCAGTCTTATTCGAAGATGGCTCTTGTTCTCCTGATTTATTCTCCTCCAGTTTGGATTGCATTTTTTCCTGAAGCTGTTTCTTTTGAACCTGTGATTGTCTTTGAGCATGAGAGAAAAACATTTTTTGTTTAAGTCTCCCAGCCAAATATTCGCGACGTTCTTCAGGAGTCATTTTACTTAACTCCTCTTCACTCTTCGCAGATGACTGATACATCTGATTAATAAACTGCTTCTGTTTCTGAGGATCCATCTGCATATCTTATAAATTTATAATTCTATTTTCTTTAAATTATTTTTATATTTATAAAATGCTACAACATTTGGATTTCGATTTCTTCTTATCCCCAATGTTTTTTATTTCTTTCTCAAATGAATATTTTATTTCATATAATTTTTCTTTACATGAAGTCGATCCATAGATTGTTTTTTTTTTCGCATTATCCAATTGTATAAATCTCCTAGCAGTTGCTTCCGCTTCAGCAATTAACCGGTTTGCTAACAATTCTGCCTCATCCTTTATTTTCTGACTTTTTTGTTCGATATCTAATGCATTTGCTATAATATCTTTTGCTTTTTCTTCTGCGTTAATTAATATATTTTTGGCTTTTTCCTCTGCGTCCAAAACAGGATTTCCTAATGCATATCTTGAAAAATTTCCAATATTTTTGAATTTACTTTCCAAAAAGTATAAAATCTCGTAGTAGAGACCTGTAACGGAAGTAGAAATAAAATCATACTTAAATATTTTTTTAAGAAAAATGATGTGATTATCACTAAGTTCAGCTTTTTTACCAAAATTCATACAACTTATTACAATATCGTTCCAAATTGGGGAAAGAATTGGATTCTCTTCCATCCAGTTTTCAAGTGAAAAATCTCCCAAATATATCAGTACTTTAAAAACTTCCTTTATTTTTTCGATATCAGATATATGATCAAAAAAACGGACCTCAACACCGTGATTATAATGTTTATTGAAATTAATATCATATCCTATATAATCTAGCTTATTATATCCACAATAATCATAATACTGTTTTATCCACCCAAAACTTTCTATTGCTACTTTTATTTTAGATATATCTTCGGTTAGAACCTTACCTGGTATCATTTCATCAGTATTATATGTACCTACACTAATATATCTTGATACTGCATTTCTTTGAGAACAAGCAGAAAATTTAAGTTGCTGTTTTGGATCATTACTAAATGGATCAGGACTTCCAAAAACAGCAAGTAAAATTGGTTCCAATACTTGAACAAATCTTATATAATTTTTGTGATCATTTACAAATTTTTGTTTGTTTTCTATCTTTCCATTCATATCTAATTTAGTGGGAAGTGTAATATTGAAATGAAGAGTACCATTATTAAACATTGACATATTATCATTGTTTGTCATATGCACTGCAAAAGGATGATTATCAGTCATGTAATCAATCTTTCCATATTCCGTGAAAATATTATTCTTTTCAAAAACATCCTGAACATTTTCAATAAATTTAGTTTTTGTTTCTTTTAATTCATCAATTATATTATCCAAAGTATTATTGAAAAAATTAACAGTTATTAGTTCAATCGTATCTCCATCAAACATAAAATTATTATTGTAATTTGTTTTCAGATATTCATTATTTTCTTCAATAAAATTCCACAAAACTTTCCCTTCAAATTTATTATTGAATTCACAATTTTTTGTATAAAGAGTTCTAGGATTATTAAATCTATCTGTTTTATTGAATGAATGACTGTTAACTAGTAAAGGAAGATTACCGTTATAATCAATATTTTTTAAATAATTTGCCACAAGACCACTTTTATAATTAGAAAAGTAGTCAACACTGTATCTTTCACGCCGATGATTCTTCAAAAATTTTTCTCGACTGAACTGGATTCCTTTAGTAAGTTCCAAATATAATTCATTTTCTATACCAAGTCCCCAATATAGTACATCAGATCTATATTCATTTTCATACTTTTTATGTTTTTCCTGACTAAATTTACCAATATTATTAAATGTGTTCATTAAAATTAGCAAGATTTTATAATTTTTTAATTATAAAATAAATAATTTAACTCAAACCGCATTTGAACTAACTGATTCTTTGGAATTCAAATTAGAATAAAGTGTAAGAGTACGGGCAGAAGGATCAATCGTTTCTGGAGACCATTTGGGCATCCAATAATCCACAATCCAATCTTCATTATGATAATAAAATGCATTAAATATTCTCCGATAATAATATTCCTCTTTAGTTCTTGGTTTTGGACCAAAAATTGAAGAAGATTTTCCTTTTTCAAACTCATCATCAGTAATATTCGTATTAGCATACTTCTTTAATTTATCCAACCAATTGTTTTCCTCGCTACTTACTCCATCACTAAATGCCTCCTTTGTTCTCCATAAAATTTCATCCGGTAACAAACCTGTTCCCTGAAATGATCTCCTAATTAAATATTTTTCAATATGTTTTCTTGGGCAAATCTTACGGGGAGGTAAACTAGTTATTAATTTCATAAATTCTTTGTCTAAAAATGGAACTCGTAATTCCAAACCATGGAAGGCTGTCGTTCTATCCGCACGAAGTACATCATACATATAAAGATTTTTCATTAATCTCATTGATTCCGCATAACCTTCGAAATCATTTGGCTGTCGATGAAAATACAAATAACCCTGACATAATTCATCCGCTCCTTCTCCACTAAAAATAACAACATCGTCAGAATTATTCTTAATATATTCCGAAAGAAAAAACATGCCTATACTCGCGCGGATAGTTGTAGTATCCCATGTTTCAAGTTGCATGATAATTTCCGGGAGTCTATCTAAAATATCCTTCATATCAAGATAAACTTCATGATGATTTGATCCAATATGATCTGCAACTATCTTTGCCATTTTTAAATCAGGGGATCCTTTAAATCCAATACTGTAAGTGTTCAATCTCTTTCCTTGTTTTAACATCTCACGTTGCACAATTGACGCAACTAAACTGCTGTCCAATCCACCACTTAATAGACTTCCAATTGGACGATCTGATAATAAACGCTTCTTACAAGCATTAATAAAAACTTTCTGAACTGTATCATAAATTTCTTTATCACTTGATAAAGATAAATATGGGTTTGGTCCATTCTCCTTAAACTCATCAATGTGGAAGAAAGCCTTTGGAAACCCTTCATCACTCTGAAAATAACTTCCAGGTGGAAATGGCTTAACATCCAGCAAATCAACCAACGCCTTTGCTTCACTGGAAAATCCAACTTTATCATTGGAAATTCCAAAAAATAGGGGACGAACTCCGATTGGATCTCGACCAGCACAAATAAGATTTGTCTCACTATCGTAAATAACAAATGCGAAAACTCCATCCAAAAGATTTATCATTTTCTCCAATCCTAATTTTTCATAAAGAGGATAAATTACCGCACAATCACTATCTCCATCTTCTAACTCCAAATCATATCGATTGTTTAATTCACGATAATTATAAATTTCTCCATTGCAAATAACATAAACCTTATGTCCATTTGGCTTATCGTAAACAAAAGGTTGATCACCCCGATCCGTTAATCCATTAATAGCAAGTCGATGGAAACCAATAAAAGTATTTCCATCTACTTTATATTCAGTATTATCTGGACCACGATGTTGAATTCTCTCAAAATTATTCAATATAAATTCCAACTGTTTATCATCAATTTTTTGAGAGGCCAAATATTTTAAAAAGAATATTCCACACATTCCAATAAATTTATTATCATAATTTTTCTTTAAGCCGATTATGAACATGCCTTTTTAATTTGTTCAGCATAAACTGACGAAAGAAAAACAAATCCTACTAATGAAATAATTCCTGTTTTAAAAAGATCAAATATCGTATTATATCTCTCATAACATTCCGATACATTTGGAACACTAAAATTAGGTTTATAATTACTCGTTAAATTAACTTTCTCATCCGGGACAAAACTCGGAGGAGGGACTGGACCACTATTTGTTAACCAGTTTGAAATAGTTTGACTTATTTTTCCAATTATCTGATTTATACCTATTTTATTGTTTCCAATATTAAAAGTAAAATTAATAATTCCAAAAACTATAAAACATAATATTAATGCCAAATACATAAATGGACTAATTCCCTTCCGATTAATTATCATATAAATTATTAAAACAATTGCAAGAATAGTATTACTTGTTGCCAGTTTAAAATTCTGAAAAATTGGAGTCTTTCCATGTTCAACCATCATTTTATCAAGGAAATTTATAATTGCTGGGATCACGTAGGCAATCACAAGAGGAATTAATAAAAACAATATTGAGTAAATAATTGAAGAGAAATGTGGTTTTTTACAATGAAAAAAAGAGGTTGTATTTGTAATAAGAGGAATCGTGACAAAAATTATAAAAGTTGTGAATAGAGTAGCACTCAAAATATTCGAAAAATTGTAAGTATCTTTTTTAAGAACATATTCAGGGATTTCTCCAAGAAAATTACACAAACATATCTTATTTTCATCATCATGTAATTTTTCTGTAAATCCAAAAAATGAATCCTTAAAAAAATCTCCAATCTTTTGAAAAGTTCCTTCACCTCCTGACATTTTTTTTTGTTCACCTACTTTTGGAATTAAATTTCCAAAAAATGAAGAATTCTTTCCCCGATGTTTTACACTTTGTTGAATCGCATAAGCATCTAATTTTCCTTGCAATACCAAGGGCACATTTATTAATATTTTTTTGAGATAAAACTGATAGTATGAAACTGATAGAATACCAATCAAAATACTCCCAATAAGTATCACAAATGATGAGTTTCCTGATTGAAAGGGATTACCACCAAGCAATCTTCCTTTCAAAATATATTTTCTTTTTGTATCAATCGGCTCAGAATTTTTAAGCACTCTTCCGTTCTGATCAGAAATATAAAAATTAGTAATATTTTGTAATGGAACCCCTAATTTCTTCAAACAAATTAGCAATAAATTATATGTTGATATATTTTTTGATGCATTTATCATTAATTCTCTATCATTATAAATAATTTTCATTACTTATATATTTATTAGATATTTATTACATATCCGGTACAATAAACAGGAAAATAATAAATAATATTAGAAAAATAATAAAACTTGGATAACCAGTCATTGCTCCGTTGCTAAAAATATTGTTTAAACAAGAAAGATTTAATAATTCACTATTCTTCTTTTGATCCTTAAGTATTGTGAGATTTGATATCATTGAAGTCATGTTTTTAAGAGCTTCTCTTAAATCGGGTTTATTTGTGTTATTAGTTGATTTATCATTAAGAGCACTTTCTATTGCATTCTTCATTCTTTCTAAATCACTTATTTCTCTTTCCAAATTAATCAAAGCTACATCGTTTTGCCCACAGAAATCAAGAAATCCAATCATTTCCAAAATTACAAAAAGAACTGTGTCATATAGCCATCGTAAAAAAGTCGCATTTGATCCATCTTTCATTGATATCATTGGTTTTTCTTTAGTTGTCAACCCTCTTTTTTGAGCATCGGCAAAATTAACGTATTGGATTATATTATCTAATCCCATTTCTTTTATCTTTACATCCAATGGATATGTCTGAGTTAATTGATATGTTCTACTCCAATTATATAAGAGATCTGCATCTAACCCTTTTACATTATTTAATCCAACCATTAAAGATTCCATGAGTTTCACAAACATCAGTTCAAATGGACCAACCGGCCAATATAATTCTATACAAACTTTCCTTAATTTAGCAATATTATTACCGATCGACTTTATTAAATTTTTGAACATTCCTGGAGCAAATATTTGGAGTATATTTGAAACAATTACTGGAAGATCAAAAATAAAATAAACAAAACATATTATTACCGTTGTTATCATTGCAAGTAGATTACTACATTTAAGAGCTTTACATGGATCATTATATCTTAGATTGTAAATATTATAAGTACCAAGAAAAATAACAAAGAAAGTAACGAGAAAAAGTGCACCATATGTAAGAATAAATTTAATAAGAGGGACAACATTTGTGATAAGAAATCCGAGGAAACTATTGATCCAGTTGTTTTGGTCAGTTAATGAACGAAAGAATTCTAGACCTATTTTTAGACCCTTAATTACAATATTGGATATTAGGAAAGAGATAAAAGGAAGTATTCCTATGATAAGAATAACAACAAGGATTAAAAATACAAGGATTGTTAAAAATATATTCATTCCCCTTGAAATATTACCTCCTTTTACTTTCATTTTAATTTCTATTTTATCGTTTTGACGGATTTTATAATCATATGGAGTTTTTGATTCATCTAAAATCCTACCATTGTGTAAAATATTAAAATCATTTTTTTTTATTATTTTTCGAATATCTTCTTTAATTGAAAAAATCGATTGGAATGGATTATGTTTATATTCAAATATATTTAATTCATGTGTTACATACATAATAAATTATATATTTTATTATTTATTAGAAAAAAAAATAGGGTAATAATGGTTGTAAAAAATGACCTAAAAACTTTCTTTTATATAATAAGACAATGACATTATATTCAAAATATTTAGAGGATAATTTAAATGATAAATTCAAAAAAAGTATGGAAGAGTACAGAAAATATTTGAAAATGTTTTATACTGAGAATTCTAAATGTCCAATTGATTCAAAAGCTCTACTTGACAAAGAAGAAACAAAAGACCAAATCAAATTGTGGTGTAAAGGTAAAGGTGGAAGGGATTGGTCAGCCACTATAAAAAAACCAGTTGTAGTTAATTTAAATAATGTATATGGAGAATTAAATGAAAAATATATTAATAATGGAATTATCTTTAAAAATGATTTGAAAGAAAATATGTTGTCTCCAATGTATGTACCTGAAAAAGACAAAGAGATTGAAAAAAAATTAAAGAATCTAAAAGAACAAGAATCTGAGTTAGAATCAGTAAAAGAAATATTTAAAAAAGAGCAAATAATGATTGATGATATATTAAAAAAAAGACAATTACTTCTTGTTAAACTTTTGGAAATAAAAATAAATAAAGAAAATATTTACCGTGATTGTCCTGTAATTTCAGCAGAAGTAAAAAGGAAACTGATGGAAATTGCCAAAAATGAGAAGACTTTAAGTGAACAAAGGCTGAAGGATATTGGAAAAAATACTAATTTAAAGCCAGAAGAAGTAAAAAATTGGATAAAGTATTTTGCTTTTATAATGGAATATTTACATGAGAACAATAATTTGAATATATTAAACAATGAGATGATAGATTTAAGAGATAAATTTGATAAAATAAATACAAATTTTATTTTAGAGCCCCCTGATTTTGATATTTCATCTGAACCAAAAACTAAAAAGTCCGAAGATGAAGATCAGGTTGAAGAAAAATTTGAAAAACGTATTGTTAAAATGAGGAAATAATCTTTAGGAGTAAAAAATCACAAAATAATTTATTTAAGAATTATATGCAATTTCAATCTGAAGAAGGTTTGGTAGTAATTATTCCAAATTGGAGACATGTTCCATTTTACAATTACGATAAGGCAAATGATGATTTAGAAAATGGTTGGGTGGTTTATCATTCCAAAAAATACTTAAGGCGAAAGAAGAAACTTTTGGCAAAGAAGAGAAAGGAAAAAGAACTTTTGGGACAATAATGCGTCTTCTATTGTATTTTTTAATGTAAGATATTAAAAAATATGGCAGATCCTAAAGCGACACCTATTAGTGCATTACCAAAAGGTCCCACCGGACAAGGGGAGGATGATCAACAATTTATGCAAAAGATTCTTAATCAAATGAACAATGATAGTCAAGAATCAGAAAATGCATATCAACAAGCTCAGCAAAGTTACAATCAACACCAGTTTGCAGTGAATCATGGACAACAACATGAAATCAATCAGGAAAATATTGCCAGAGCTCAGGCTCAACAGGCTCAATATGAGCAGATGGAAGATGATCAATATGATCAGCAATATCAGTATCAAGAAGAACCACAATTATCTGCTTTTGATAAAATTAAGTTGGAGTTGAGACAGCCATTATTATTTTTGGCACTTTTTGTTGTTCTTATGAGTTCTTATAATTTTGTTGTTCCATATTTTACAAAATATATTTCAGCTAATCAGAAATTTCAGTATTATGGTACTGCTTTAATTTTAGGTTTAGTTGGAGCAATTATTTTTTATTCAATTAACAAATTTGTTTTATAATTTTAAATTCTCATTTTATCATAGAATGAAGGATGATAAAACAATGCAATATCAAATCGCAGTTGTTGCATTTTTAATTTTATGTATGTTTTTCGTACAAACACCTGCATTTATTAAATTAGCGTTAGCTTGGGTAGTTATTTTTATGGCGGTTTTTTATGTAGGAAAAAATTATTTCTTTGCATTATTTTTAGCAAGTGTTTTTGTCGCAATTTCAGCTGTATTTCTTGTTTATAATGGACAAAGTTTGGAAAATTTTGATAGTGGTTCAGAAGATGCAAGAAAAGCACCAGACAATGATGAAGGCACAGATATGACTGTTGAAAACAAACCGAGTGTTCAAATAAAGGTTGAAGATATTAAATTTGATAATGAAAAACCGAAGAAGATTTCGATGATGGATACAAATGGAGTGGATGATGCTTTTGGAAAATTAGATGTTGACAATTTAGAAGATAGTGATGAAGATACAGATGTTAATGAAAGCGAAGATAATATTAATAAAAGTGTGGGATCAACAAAAGTGAGTTCAAAAGAGGCATATAAAGCGCAGAAACAATTATATGATTTAACTGTAGCAGTTGATGCTCTTCATAAACACATGAATAGTTTAACACCTTCATTAAAAAAAGGACAGAAGGTTATTGAATCTTTGGAAAAATTTGGATTGAATAAATTTATTTAGATTTAGATTGGAAAAATTTTTTATATTTATAATATAAATAATGGCTTATTCAGAACAATCAACTGTAATAGGAGTTTTAATAGTTTTATTACTTGTAATTTTAGTAGTGGGATGTGTTTATGGTTTTAAATTCTGGAAGAAAGAAAATTTTGAAAACGGATGTGTCAAGGAAGCAAATTATGATGATCCCAATTTCAAAAATGAAAGATTTTTTC